GCGCCCCGGCACCGCCGCCCACGGGAGCCTGAGTCCGGTCGCGTCTGCCGCCCCCCACGCCCTTGTCGCGCGTCGTGGCGAGCGAGCAGTCGGAGACCGTGAGCGCCCAGGAGAAGCTCGGCAGGTCGACCTGCTCCGCGAGGAGCCCGGTCATGAAGTCGAAGAGGCACGCCGACCAGCTCATGCCAGCCCCTCGTCCCACACCTCGAACGCCGCGCCGCCGGTGCCGCCGTTGACTATCCTCAGGCTCCAGTCGCCGCCGTAGTACGCGACGTGCAGCTCCACCGTGTGCCGCCCCTCGGCGACCTCCACGGCGCACGAGTCGCTGAAGGTCTGCTCGACGCCCTTGCTGACGTGGCACAGGTGCCTCGAGTTGCTCACGGCGGCGCCGTCCAGGGTCATGTAGACGGCGGCGCCGGTCCAGCCGGTGTTGCCGCCGTCGTTCGCGAGCGTCGCCCGGTAGTCGATGCGCACGAGGTGCCTGCTGGGGACCGTGACCTGGCTGGAGCACGTGTAGAAGTCCTTCCACGCGCCCCCCGTCGAGATGCTCCTGTCGGCGTTGAGCGCGGCCGCCCCGAGGCGCCCCATGGTGCCCCCGTACGGGGTCGCCGTCCCGCCCCGGGCCTCGACCGTCGCCGTGGACGTGGTGGTGGCCCCGGCGGGCACCCTCATGTACGAGAGCACGGTGGCGTACGTCGGCGCCTTCGGCCTCGCGGGGGCGGCCGAGGCGGTGCCCTGCGTGACCCCCAGCGCCACGTGGTTGTCCGGGTCGCCCTGGTCGACGTCGTGCGCGGTCACCCACACCGCGTCGATGCGGGGGTAGCCCGTCGGGTTCGCGGCGACGGCGGGCGTGCTGCCTGCGGGGACGGCGGCGAGCGTGCAGCCGTCGCCCGCGCCCTTCGAGCACACCGCGACCCCCGCCGCCACCGAGTACGCGAGCGAGGACGAGCCCCTGACCGACAGGCCGGAGAGTATGCCCGCCTGCGGGAAGAGCGCGGCGAGCGCGAGCCTGAGCGCGAGCGGCGTGGTGCCGTCCGCGCCGTCGTTCCTGATTCCGAGAGCTACGGTTGCCATTCTCTGTCCTCCCTGCTAGATGTACGTGTCCCGCCACTCGACCGCGACCGTGCCGGAGCCGGTCGCGGAGAGCGCGAGCGTGACCTCGCCGCCAGGCGCTATCGACGGGAAGCCGCGCGCCGAGAGCAGCCGCGAGGCGTCCACGCCCGCGATGCTGGCCGTACGCGAGAGGCAGTCGAGGACCACGGGCTGCGCGCCCACGCGGCCGCCCCACGCGAGCTGCGCGCCTGTGGCGACGTCGGTGAGGACGAGGCCGCCCATGTCGCCCGAGGCGGTGATGATGGGATACGCGGTGGACGTGCCGTCGTTCCTCAGCGTCGCGACGTTCGCCACCGCGCCGCCGCCCCCGAAGGAGAGCGGCCAGGCGAGGCCGTGCGACGCGCCCGCGTGCCACGCGAGCGCGCCCGCAGCGGCCCCCGGAGAGAGGTACGCGCGGCGCGGCGTGGTGCCGTAGCGGCGCGGGTCGGGGCACACGACGGTGACCGTGCCGGACATGGCGTCCTCGGCCCAGGCCTCGTCCCAGTCGACCTCCAGGTAGCACCCGCTGGCCTCGGTCTCGACGCTTCCGTCGTCGACCGACACGGACACGACCAGCCCGGCCATGCGGGAGAGCGAGGACGCGGCCTCAACCACCTCCGCGCGGCTCCCCCCCAGCGCCACCACGCCAGCCGTGACGACGCGCGAGTGGTAGAAGACGGAGTCGGGCGAGACGCCGAAGGCCCCGTGCCCCGCCTTGCGCTCGGTGGACGAGACCTTGGCATCCGGGGTCCCGTACCATCCCCTGAGCCACCTCTCGGCGTCGGTCGCGATGCAGGGGCCGTCCGTGGGGGCGTCCAGGATCCTCACGGCCTTGCCGCCCCCGGATATCGTCATGGATGTCATGCGCTACGCCCCCATGGCCGCGCTCAGCGCCGCGCGGGACAGGATCGTCCCCGCCACGTAGGCGTCCTCGCGCTCGTAGACGTTCTGGGTGATGTTCTGGGTCACGCCCCCGTCGCGCTCGCCGCAGCCGAGTTCGTCCAGGGCGTCTCGGATGAAGCCGACGAGACGCCCTATGGGGAGCACGGCCTCCGGCCCGGCCTCGCCGCCCCCTAGGAGGCTCGCACCCCTGGCCCCGAATATCGTGGGCCTGGTGAGGATGCCTCCCTTGGCGTACCACTCGATGCCGAGCGATGGGACCGAGGGCGGGTCGAGGCTGAAGCCGCCGGAGATCGTGAAGTGCGGCAGGTTGATGTGGGGGAACTCCAGGTGGAGGCCGGAGAAGAACCCGCTTATCGCGTCGAGGCCGTTCGAGACGACGTTCCTCGCGTCGCCGATCTTGCTCGATATCGTGCTGGCTATGGCCGAGAAGACGCCGCTTACGGTGCTCGAGATGCCGTTGAAGACGCTCGTGAAGACGCCTGCGATGCCCCTGAGGATGCCGCCTATCGTCCCCGCCATGGCGTTCATGATGCCGCCGAGGACGTTAGCGAGCCCACTCATGACGGACTTGGCCCCGCTGGCGGCCATGGACCAGTCTCCCGTGAAGACGCCGACGAAGACGCCGACGATCGCCTCTATGGTGCCCACGACCGCCTGGACGATGCCTGCTATGACCTGCATCGCCCCGGAGATGACCGCGCCGGCGGCCGTGAAGGCGGCCGTGAAGACGCTCGACACTATCCCAGCCACCATCGTGAGGGCCGGGCCGACGACGCTTGCCAGAACCATGGCCACCGCCTCGAACACCGGCTGCAGCGTCTGGAACATCGGCACGAGGTACGTGCCGATGGCATCGCCTATCTGCTGGAACGCGGTCTGCGCCGCCTGCAGGGCGGGCGCGAGCAGCGGCCCGACGTTCGCGGCGAAGTCCTGGAAGCCCTGGACGAGGACGTCCCATGCCGGGCCGAACGTCTGGGCGATGTAGTCGCCTATGCCCTGGAGCGCGGGCACGAGCGTGCCCATGAACCAGTCGGCCACGGGCTGGAGCAGCGTGAGGGCGTTTGTGCCGCCGTCCGCCATGGACTGCAGCTGGAGCGCGAAGTCGGAGACGAACCCCGCCGCCGCGTTGACGGCGTCGGCAAGGCCCTGGCCGACCCACTGGACGAACTGCGAGAGCACCGGCAGCGCCGCCTCCACGGCGGGCCCCAGGAACGAGGAGAAGGCACCACCGAGCTGCCCGATGGCATCGAACAGCCCGCCGAATGCCTCCTGCAGGGGCGGGCAGACCGCCACGAGCCCGGCGAAGGCCGCCACGGCAATGCCGATGGGCCCTCCCATCGCGCCGAGCAGGCTGGTGATCGGCGAGAGCAGCGGGCCTATGCCGGGCAGCGACGCGAGCACCGGCGCCAGGCCGGAGGCCTGCCACGCGACGAAGCCCGCCACGACGGGGGCGAGCGCCGCCACGACGGGGGCGAGCGCGGCGGAGATGCCATCGATGGCCGGGGCCAGCTGCTTGAACAGGCCGATCGCGCCCTGTATGACGCCGGTCGCGAGTGGCTCGGTCATGCGCGAGAGCGCCGCGCGCACGTTGGCCGCGGCGCCCTGGAAGGTGTCGCCGGAGGACTGGGCCGCGTCGCCGAGGTCCTCCCTCATGGCGTCCGAGAACGTCTGGAAGTCCACCTGACCAGAGGAGACCATGTCGGAGACCTCGGCCGTGGTCATGTGTAGGTGGTCAGCCAGGAGTTGGAGCACCGGCACGCCTGAGCTCGTGAGCTGCAGCATGTCGTCGCCCATGAGCTTGCCGCGCGCCTCGACCGACGAGAAGATCGTGCCTATGTCGTTGAAGCTCCTGCCAGATGCGGCGGCGACGTTAGCCACGGCCTGCAGGCTCCTGGTCATGTCCTGGCCGCTCCTGATCCCTGCGGCGGAGAGGGCCGCGGCGGTCGTGGCCGCGTCTCCGAGCCCATAGGCGGTGCCGCGGACGGCGGTCGTGGCGGAGTCCATGATGCTCGCGATGTCGGCCGCGTCGTGGCCGAAGCCGGCGAGCTTCTTCCTCGCGTTGTCGATGGCGAGCGCGCGGTCGAAGCCGCCCTGGACGGCGATGCCCGCAACAGCGGCCGTCGCAGCGCCCGCAACCGAGCCGAGGGCGCCTGCCATCTGGGAGGCGTTGGCCCTGACCGCCGACCAGGCACCGGACATGCCCGACGATATGGACGAGCGTATGCCCTCCCATGTCGAGGACGCCTTGGCCCCCATGCGATCCCACATGGAGCCGGTGGAGCTGCCGGCGGAGCCCATGTCAGACTTGGCGGAGTCGCTGGCCTTCCTGCACTTGCCCTGGAACTCCTCCATGGCGGAGGAGGCGCGGGACATGCCTGACTCGAAGTCAGACGCGTCAGCGGTAATCGTGGCTGATAGCGCATAGTCTGCCGTGGTCATCCACCACCTATCTCATGGCCGCCTCTATGGCCACCATCTTCCCCAAGGCCTCTGAGCGCCCCATGCGGCGCACCCTGTCCGGAGCGGGCTCGAAAAGCACGGTGGCCTTGGAGCCCCTCTTGGCCATGCCGTTCGCCAGCGCGTTCAGCACGGCATCGCGGACGGCCTCCACAAGCTCCGCGTCGCGCTCCTCCATCGCCCTGGCGAGCAGCACGAACTGCGAGTCGGTCAGCTCGGCGAACTGGGACGGGGTCCACCCGACCCTCGCCGCGAGGTACGCCCACTCTGCGTCCCTGCCCATGCCCTCTGGCACGAGGGAGCGCCAGTCAGAGCCCGTGTGCTCGATCCGCACCCTGGCGAGGCGGGGCCGCGCGAGCCTGTCATCGAAAGAGAAAGCCGCAGTCGCGCATCACGGCGGTCGCGGCAAGCTCCATGAGGGCCGCGATGCCGTGCCCCTCGATGTAGTCACCGCAGACCGCGATGGCCCTGCTCGGATTCACCCACGCGGCCTGCCCGACCTCTCGCAGGCCGTAGGCGGCGAGCGTGCGCAGGTCCCTCACCGAGGGCGTGCCCCCGAAGACGTCGAGGACGCTGCGGTTTCCCAGTGCGGACTCGATCATGTCGATGCGCTTTGCCGCATACACGAGCTCGTAGGTGGTTCCGTCCTGCTCGAACGTGGTGGCAGATTCTTCTTCCATGTCACTCCCTCAGGTAAAAGGCCCCTCGCGGGGCCCGGTGCGGTACCTTCTAGCTGGCCCGGTTCGCGGGCTTGGCCGTCGCCTTGCCGGCTGCCTTGGTGTCGATGTCGAACCACGTCCACTTCCCTGAGCCGGTGAGCGAGACCGATATGGAGATGACGTCGTCCGAGGGCGAGTCGTCCTCGTACTTGGTGACGTAGGCGAGCCCGCCGCCTCGCGGCGTGAAGCTGCCGTCGTCGTAGACCTGCTTGACGCAGAGGGGGGTGCCGTCCTCGAACGCCTTGCGGATGGCCCTGTTGGACTCGGCGTCCTTGACCAGGGCCGTGTCGATGGACATCTCCCAGCTCTTGGTCGAGGGGCGCGCGTTCTGCCACGCGCCCTTGGCGTCCTTGGAGCTGAAGCTCGTGGTGTCGGCGGACATGGAGAGCTTGGAGTCCTTCTCGCCGTCGATGGCAAGGAGCTTGGTGCCGTCCTCGTTGAAGACGCATGTGAGTACGTCGGCACCGTTGACGGCGGTGACGCCCCCACCGGTCGAGCAGTAGGCCCCGGAGTCGAAGTTGGTGGTTCCAGAGGGTTCGGGCATGACTGCCCCCTTCCTGCGGCCTCGGCCGCGTCACTTGGCCATGAGCCCGTAGCTCACGGTCAGCTCGTATGCGACCACGGCGTGCCACTCGCCCGTCGGGTCGCGCTTGATGTTCTGGATCCCCATGTCGTCCTGGCGCACCAGGTGGAAGGTGGGGCACTCGGACGCGTCGACCACCACGTCCTGCTCCATGGCCTCCTCGAGGGAGCCGACCATGCCCAGGACCGCCTCCGCGCTCCCAGACGGCACGGAGATGGCGTGCAGCTGGACCTCGTACACGTCCAGGAACAGTGACTTGGACTTTCCGGGCCTGGTGCCGACGAGGGACGCCGAGTAGAGCGGTGACTCCTCGTCGTCGGGGTTGAGGACGCACCTGACGCCCGTACCCTCCGACACGCGCGCCACCACGGCGGCCAGCAGATCCGCCGGCGGGAGCCGCCTCAGCATTCGCCTGCTCACAGTCCTGCCTCCCTCAGCGCCTCGCCGACCCTGCGCCTGAGCACGGCCTGGGCGGCCCTGGCCTCCTGCGAGAGGAAGTGCTGTCCCTCGACGTAGGGGGCCTTGAGCGCCTTGCCCAGCCTGGGCACGTACTGCCCGACGTTCTGTCGGTGCCCATACTCGACGTGCGGGGCGTAGCCGGCCAGATATCCGATTGTGCCTGTGGTGTCCGTAACCTCCTGGCGCATGGACTTCTCCAGGGCACCCGTCCTCCTGGGAGTGATGGCCCTCAGGTCCTCGGCCATCTGGTTGACCGTGGCCTTGACGGCGGCGCCTACGTCGAGCCTGCCAAGCTCGCCCAGGGCCGCCGAGAGCCCGCCGTCGTCCAGCGTGACGCTCATGGCGTCGCCCCCTTCTGCCGTGCGCAGGAGATGGCCCTGCGCCTGCCCAGGTCGGTCGCCTGGACGACCTCGTACGCCTCGCCGCCCTCCCCGACCGGGAAGCGCACGAGCGCCGCCCTGCGCACGGTCGCGAACGGGACGGTCGTGACCAGGGTGAGGTCGCAGGCCGTGTAGCCGTTGCCCTCGCTCTCCGTGGCCATGGCGCCCCACGGGGCCATGCGCACGCGCACCCGGCCCAGGCTGCGCCTCTCGGTCACGCGGTTGCCCAGACGGTCCCTCCGCCCGGTGTCGGCCAGCTCGTAGAGCTCCGCCATGCGCCACCTCATACGAACCTCACCTTCGGCAGCCCGGACGAGCCGTCCGCACGGGCCATGTCGGCGAGCGCGGACAGCTCCCGGTCGTACTCGGAGAGGAGGTCGTCGACGAGGGTGACGGACATGGTGCCGCCCTGGCCCTCCGACTCGGACGTGATGCCCTCGTCGAAGCGCCGGTTGACGGCCTTGACCGTGGCGTCCACCACGATGGACTCGGCCATGGCAGGGAGCCTTGCGACGCCTGCCCGCAGGCACACGCGGTCGGAGACGGACTGGACGGCCTCCGCCAGCCACTCGTCGGACGGGACGTCCTCCCAGGCGTCAAGCCTCGCCTTGACGCGATCCAGGACGGCCATGCCGCCACCTCCCTGTCATTAGGCTCCGGGCGTGATGGTGCCCTTGAGGACGGCGTCGGACACCTCGGGGAAGACCTTGACGCCGCCCATGAGCAGCGTGTCGATGGTCGCGTTGGTGGTGACCACGGAGTGGGTCATGCCAACGAGGCCGGTGGCGTCGCTCGTGAGCCCGAAGGTCTGGGCCAGGTCTCCGCCGTTTGCGGGCACGTAGGCGATGTTGAGGTTGTTGGCTGCGGTGCCGTAGACGGTCCCGGCCGTGACCTTGGCGGTGGAGAAGACCGTGCCGAGGCCCAGGAAGTCCCTGAGGTAGTTAAGGCCGAACGCGGTCTGGGTGCTCACCTGCGCGGTGCCGAGGAAGGCCGCGATGTCGGTGGGGTTGACGAAGAAGGCGTACTTGGAGGCGTCCCCTCCGTCGACGTCGCCGAAGCCCTCGTAGTCCTCGAACACCACCTCGAGCGCGCCCCACATGCCGGCGAGCGCCTCCTGCAGGGTCTTGCCGGCCTTGGAGGTCTTGGAGGTTTGGGTGACGGCGGCGAGCAGGTCCTCGCGGACCAGGTTCTGGACGCCGGCCACGAACTTGGCGTCGGTGTCGTTGATGGCCCTGGCCTGGCCCTTGGACTGGATGGCCTCGGCCGTGGTGTTGCGGCGCCACTTGTTCAGGCCGAGGGTGTAGGCCTGGTCGAGGGTCTTCTTGACGCTGGACAGCGGGATGTACTCGCCCTCGGCGACGTTGCCCTTCTTGATGTCGGAGGTGTACTTGTAGGTCTTGATGGTGCCGCCCTCGGAGACGGGCATGAGGTTGGAGATGCCCAGGAGCGCCTGGAGCCTCTGGATGCCCATGGTGAAGCGGTTGACGTAGTCGATGGATATCTCCGGTGCGAGGTCGGCCGCCTTGGTGACGCCGGCCTCCGGATAGCTCAGGTTCGCTGCTGGCATGTCATGCCTCTTTCTGCTGGTTGGTGAATAGCTCCAT